CATTTCTATTGAATACAGCGTTATCAATAATTCTGGAATTGAAATCATCAATAATTGGTTGAATATCAGTACGGACAACTAACTCCTGAGTTTTATTATTCCAAATAACAGTCTTGCCAGTAATGATATTATCATATGTCTGTAGGATAGACGATGGATTGCGAGCAACTATTGTAGAAGCATCTGCTATACTTACAAATACTTGTGATGGGTTGCTATTAATCTTGACCTTTGGTAGAATTACTCCATCAACATTTTCTGTTAATCCTTGCTGATTTCCAAGAATAACTCTTTCACCTCTTTCAAAGAATTGAGTTGTTTTAACTCTTACATAAACTACATTTCCAACGACACGAGCAATAGTTCCAGTAGCTTTGGTGTTATATCCTTGGATCGTTTGATTAGATTGAATTTGCGTCGATCCATTATCAACAAGTTGGAACTGATATACTGGGTAGAATTCAATTAGTTGATCTCTTCTTCCAAATCTATCCTCTTGACCACTAGCATTTTCAATTCTATTTGTGCTACTCTTTATAGAGGCAGTGGAAATATCTATGACTGGTGATAGATAAGATTTTTCCGATGTCAAAGCAATCTTATAAGTTAATGATCTTGTGAGATTATTGAGAGATTCATTAATCCTTGATGCCATCATTTTTTGATTAGCAAAATAATGTGGTTCATTCAAGAATGTCTTTTCATAATCATCTGTCTGTGAATATGAAACATAATTTGTTGTCTTGGAATCTACTGGAATAATATTGGTAGTCTTAACAGAAGATTCAATCTTTGTTCCAGTCACGGTGATATAGCGAATTTGTGGGTATAAGATCTCAAATTTTCTGTTGAAGCTGGCATAAACTGATTCTCCACCACCGAATGAGTTTCCAGTTGCCTTCGACGAAGATGTGATATTGTAAGTATCAATACCAGAATTACTGATCTTAAATAGCGTATTGTTCAAGATATTTGATGTAACACCAGCGACTTCCTCGGCACTTCTGAAAAATACATATGATTTTCCTGAATCCTCAAATCCATTATCTCTATGGTTAACTTTAACAATATTGTTATTGTTCTTGAATAGCTTTGAGGTTGCATTTGTGCTAGATCCAGCATTTGTTTCAAATGGATTTACATTCAGTAATTCATAACCAAGATTTTCATTTGTTAGTAATAATTCTGCTGGTCTTGTGATAGCAAACTCTGCTCTATAAAGTTTGAACTTGAGATCTTCAAAAATATCTTCAGTCCAATCATCAACATTTTGTGATCTATAAACAGATCCTAGAGATGGTTGAGTTGTGATAACGGTGCTTGTAGCAATATCAACTTCTCCAAGTCTAGAAGCCCAGATCTTATAATCTATGGAATCTGTCTCGACTGCCATAGCATATTCAGTGTCATTTTGTAGATAAACTGGATAATCAAAAGCAAAATGTGTTGGTATTGTTGAATTTGTTATTCCAACTATATCAGTAGCAATACCCATTTGAACAGCAGGAGTATCGATCTCAATGAAGGTTTCAATTTCACAACCACCAGCTCCATTTCCAACTCCTTTAACTACAACTGATGGTGGTTCAGTATATCCAAATCCGCTCAGTGAAATTTCTGCATTATAGATTTTTCCACCAGAGACTTCAATACGAGCAGTAGCAACTGACCCTCCAGGAAGTTGTGGACTTTCAATCGTTAAGATTGCACTATCATAATTTGCACCAGTATTCTTAATTCTAATATCTGATAATCTGCCACTATCTTTTGCAATTGTCAATTTCAAATCTGTTCCATCCTTGGCATTTGCTAAAGTTACTGATGGAATTGATAGATCCTCATTTTGAGCAAATGATCTTCCGTTGTGATTACTGAGTACTAATGTATAGACTTGCTCATTAGTGAGAGAGAATTTACCAGAAGCAGATGGTACAACCTCTACTCCATTCTTATCAATAATCTTCAAGATTGGTCCACTTGCAGCAGACTTAGTGCCAGTTACATTTTCTCCCTTTGTAACAATAACATTGCCACTAGCATAACACTTCAGGAATGTATTTGGATTTAAAACTTTTTCAGTTCCAGGAATTACATTCTTTCCTGGTTTTCCAGATACAACATCAGTTAGATAGACTTTTACTGGAATATCATTACTCTTAGTTGAGAAGAATAGATCTACTCCAGTAACAAATAGTCCGCCATCAAAGTTTTGAACTTTGAATGTTTGAGCGAGTGGATTTGGTCTGAGTGGATTATCAGTATTGTTATTGATAATCTGCACACCTTCATTTGACTTGAAGTATGCTGGTTTTGTGGATACGATACTTACTGGATTTTCTGGTAAGATACCAGTAGCATAGTACTTAACTTCTGCGTATGTATCAACAGTATCTTTTGGAGCATCTGTAGCACTAGATGTAAACCTAAATGTCAGATTGCCAGTCGTTAAACGGATCTCTTCTCCACTTGTATCATAATCAACAGTATTGACATCACCAGACCAAGTAGCATTTTCCCTTGGTGGAGCTCCTGCTGGAATTAGAATTAATCCACTAGCATTTCCATTTTCATCGGTGATTACTGTTCCATTAAATGATGACAGTGAATTGCCAGCAATGCCAGTAAATCTTAGATCTGGATTTACCCAACGATTAATCTTTCTTCCTTCAAGGAAAACATTGACAATTGTATTTGGCTTCAGTCTTCTAATGACATACTTTACTGGAATGCTTCTTGTGAAGAATGAAAGTGAAGTTGATACTAGTTTATTGTTGATAGACTTTGTTTGAACTCCCTTACCAATATCATTATTTTGTGGACTGATATTTGAAGAACTAGAAACAGAAGCAGATGTCACTGCTGATGTTGCTTGCTGGGTATTTACTTCTCCAAGTGAATTGATGCTTGTAAACGCTGTTGCTGCACCAACCCAATTAACAACAAATGAATTATAGAGACTTGAGAAACTCTCTTTCGAATCACTCTTCGCTAAGAAGATGTTAAACAGAGATGTATTAGTATCTACAACAACTGGATCAATATTCTGATCATACCACTGATCGATATTTGGTGAAACATTAACATCACCAACATATTGGATAACAACAAATGGATTTGGATTTAAGGTCTTGGATGCAAAAGAATTACCAAGTAATTCTAGATTTGTGTATGGAAGAGTGATTATATTTCCAGTCTTCTTATAACCAGCAACTGCTCTTTGATCTTCTCTTGTGTAGACTTCTTTGAGGGATACGGAGTTTTCTTTTGATTGTGGACGCAATACTGACTGTTGACTATCAATAGCACACTTGTAATCTAGAGATGAAAGATTGCCAACTCTATGTGATTCGAAGTTATCTACGAAAAATCCACTCTTAAATCTATCAAGTCCAATTTCATCCTTGATCTGCATATTTAATGCCTGTTGCTCTAAGATGCTTAGAGTTGTATAGTACTCAAGTCTTTCAATACGCTTCTCAAGTTTTCCAATATCTCTCATCGTATATCTACGATTATCAACTGGAGTTAAACGTACATCATTGCTGGTCTTTGTATAAGCTGGAATGTAAACATAGAAAAGAGCAATCGCATCATCAACGCTATCTGGTTTGGATGGATTTAGAGATGAATTGCCTTCTTTAATGAAGAATTCACCTTTTTTGTTTAGGAAAATACCATCAATCCTATCAAGATACTGAACTTGACTGAACGAGAATGTGTACTCAAGTCCAAGATCTGCAGCAGGAGTTGCCGCAATTACAGATCCAGAACCAGAGAACTGACCAGTAGTAACTTCAAGAGAAGATGTATCTTGGAATCCAGGAATAATTGCTTGATTATCTACCTTTGGTCTAAAGTCCAGAACATTTTTGAGTTCAAGATTGCCATGAACCGAAGAATTGAATGTGGGAATTTCAGATTCATCAACACCAGCTTCATGTAAGTAACTATCAATTGTGCAGAAATCTCCCTGTGAATGTTCGAAATAATCAAATGCAATCAATAACTGACCACTTGTTGGTTCAAATCCTGGTTTTAAAACAATTCGTGATACATCATAGATTGTATCTCTCTGTCCATTATCAAATGTAAATCTTGAAGTAACATCAGTTCCAGAGATTAGATTGCCAGCCGTATCTACTTCGGGAGGTGTTGTGCTGGTTCCTTCATAAACATATCTTAACTTATATGCATCGGAATATGAAAGAATTTCAACAGTCTCTACATCATAGTCATTTCCTCTAAATGGAACTACTCTATCTCCAGATGAATTAACAGTAATTCTCTTATTCTTTATTGCTGTCTTTAATCTTGGTTTTGCGTTACTAACTTCTAGAGTTGCTGTTAGTTTCAACTTTGGAAATGTTCCATTCGATGGAATTGTGCCAAAATAAGTTGAAGGTAACTGTAAACTAATACTGCCAGATGTTAAACCGCTAGCTGTATCAGTTGCGGATGAAATTTCTACAGCATCCGAATTGATATAAATGATATCTCCATTTTCAATATCAGGAGCATCACCCTTATCTAATACAGTAATTACATAATTTTCTTCGGTGAATGCTGCAAATCTTTGTGTTCCAAATGGAAGTTGTGCAGCAAATGTAACTGTTCCTCCACTTGCAGAAGCAGTAGTAACAAAATCTCTACGGAAATAGTACTTGATTTTTGTATCATCTCCACCAGCAGATATTTTACCAACCTGCTTGCTTCCAGTTGGGAACAAGAGAGTTCCAGAATTGGGATTTTTTAATACTGGTCTGAGACGAACAATGCTTGTATTTGTTACATTTCCAGGAAGTACAGTATCCAAATAAATTCTCGTCTTCGCAGATCCAGATGGTTCAGTAGCAGATTGAACAACTGCACGAACCAAATTGTTATTTACATCAGAAAATTGTACAACATCTCCTTGTGTAACTGCAGTGCTAGCATCAGCACTAAAGCTAGTTGATTCAATGAAATCATATCCAGCAGTGCCAAAGAAAGTGAAGTCTGTTACTGATTTTATCTCTGAATATACTTTACTATCTACTACAGCATCTGCACTAAACACATTAGCATTTCCAGATCCATATCTACAACCAATAGATTTAACATTTTGTGGAGAGTATGTAACTACAGTATCTCTGAATAAAATAGGAACAACAACTGCGCCAGAACTTGGTGGAGTTGCGTCTGATGGATTCTTTACACTTACTGCTGGAGGTTGTGAGAATTCTATATTGACAGCACGACGATTGTTAATGAGTGCTTTATAAATCGATCCAGAATTTGTTTTGAATAACTCTACTTTTGATGAGTCGTATTCCAATCCATTAATTATAATACTCACTCCATCTGCATAACCAAGACCTCTATTTTGCACAACAAAATGTGAAATTGTGTTGTCTTTTGCAATCTTTACTGTACTTCCAGATTCATCTCTGATAGTTTCTCCAGATTTAAACCTTCCAGAAAGAGTTTTAACAAACAATAGATTATTGGTTGTGTATACTCCTGATGGAGACCCCTCTACAACGCCGTAGGCGCCGCTTTCTAGACCAAATACATACTTACCAGTATCAAAGGCACCAACACCTGTTGGCACCGATTCTAGAGTGATCTTGGTGAAGAAAGATGGATCAAAATACGACAATCCAAAGACGCCATTGTAGGCTGATGATCCACCAGATAAACGACCTCTAGAAAGTACAATATCGGAATCTGAGTTGAAACCAGATCCTCTGCTTTGGAGATAGAAATTGCTTGGCTTTACTTTTCCAATTACTGGTGTTATAGTTGGTCTATAATCAACGATGAAACCAAATTCACTATTATTTGCTCCAAGTTGAGCTGATGCTTGAGTTAGATATAATTTACGTAAAAAACTAGTGTCTCCATTATCATACTCAAGTAATAGCAACTCCAACTCGTCCTTTGGACCTAAAACAGTTAGTTCTATAAATTTAACTGCTGTATTTGGATTTACAAGTGGCTTACTGACTACAGCATATGACAAAGATTTAATGCTTCCGATGGCAGTTGGAGCATTAGTATTGCCTCTAGTTTTTACATAGTACAGTGTGCCAATCTTGTCTTCAAACGTTCCATCAGTAATAGATGCAATCGTAGTAACAGTATTTGTTACTTGAATAGTGATTGTTTTAATAGCATCATTACTATTAAAAATCAATCCTCTTCTATCTAAAGTTTGTCTGTGATCGGTTGGAAGTTCTGTATTATTAAGACCAATAGATCCATCATTAAATGTTGAATATAAAAATACATCTGGATATGCAGTGAGATCAGAACCCTCTTTGTTTAGGGGAACACTGCCATATACATTCGTAACACTAAATGTTGGTAATCCTTTTGTCTTTAGCGTTACATTATCACTGCTGAGACTTTCTCTTGCTTTGTTGATCGGGAGATATTTTGTTTCTTTGTTGACAATTTCATATCCCTTAACATATGCTTTACCAGAACCAACACTGGCAATCATTTTTTTAGATGATTCTGCAGATGTTAATCCATTATATAATCCAAACTCATCTGCGGAAAAGATGCCTTTATTGCCATCTTTCTGTGCGTATTCTCTAACATCAACTGCAAAATTGTCTACAACGTAGTCGCCACTTTCATCGAAAGTTCTTCTTGCAAGTGTTTCTTCTAGTAAGTTATAATCTGTCTGAGTTACTTTTGATTTTACAACTCCTCTAGAAACTGTTAGAAGTTGAATAAAATTCTTGTCAGTAATTGCTCCAAGATCAAACTCGGTT